CAGCTATTTCGTATGTTAGAAGCGGAGCTACAAGGTTGGGGCGAAAGCGTTCAACTGGAACATGAGGTTGCCGCTATTTTGAAAAGGCAGGAACAACATGGTTTCAGGTTTGATATGGAGAAGGGTAAGGCATTACTGGCTAAGTTGTCAGGCGAGTTGGCTGATATTGAGGGTGAACTTCAAGTTACGTTTCCACCCATTGTGGAGGAGCGTGTTAGCGATAAGACTGGTAAGCAACTTAAATCAAAGGTCACAGCGTTTAATCCGGGCAGTCGTCAACAAATTGCAGAAAGATTGTCGGGATTAGGTGTTACCTTTACGCAGGAAACCGAGAAGGGTTCCACCATCATTAACGAGAAGGTGCTGGAAGGCATCGACCTACCAGAAGCTAAACTGATTGCCCGTTACCTGATGTTGCAAAAGCGTATCTCGCAGATCAGTAGCTGGTTTGACGTTGTTCAACCCGATGGTAGGGTACATGGTAGGGTGATAACAAATGGAGCCGTGACGGGGCGTATGACGCATATTAGCCCTAACATGGCACAGGTTCCCAACAGCGGCTCGGAATATGGAGCAGAGTGTCGGGAATTATGGACGGTTGATGCAGGCAACAAGTTGGTTGGCATTGACGCGAGTGGTTTGGAGTTGCGGATGTTGGCTCACTATATGCAGGATGCTCGATACACAAACGAAATCCTCAACGGTGACATTCATTCAGCTAACCAAAAGGCTGCTGGACTAGAAAGCCGGAACACAGCGAAGACGTTTATTTACGCATTCCTGTACGGCGCTGGTGCAGCTAAGATTGGTTCGATTGTTGGTGGTAGTGAACAGGAAGGGCGAAAGCTAATGAATCGCTTCTTGAAGAACACACCAGCGTTGAAACAGTTAAAAGAGAAGGTGGCTAGACTAGCAGGGAAGGGTTACCTACCAGCATTAGATGGCAGACATCTGTTAGTGCGGAGCGAACATAGCGCATTGAATACTTTGTTACAAGGTGCAGGGGCAATTTTAATGAAAAAATCCTTGGTTATCTTGAATAATAAGTTAAAGTGTGGTATAATAAACGCTAAGTTCTGTGCAAATGTACACGATGAGTGGCAAGTGGAAGTCCCAGAAGAGGATGCAGAGCGTGTAGGTAAGATGGCAGTAGAGGCTATCGAAGAGGCAGGCGTGGCTTTAGGGCTACGGTGTCCGGTTACAGGAGAGTACCATGTAGGCAATAACTGGAAGGAAACACATTGATGGATATGACAAACTTGGAAGCTGTTTTGAAGGATGCGGAAAGCATAATCGTCATTACAGAGAAAGACGGTGAGGTTCACCTAAGTTTCAACCAAGAGTTAAGAGAGATGGAAGTTCTTGACATATTAGCAACTGTCACTTCCAAATTCTATGAGATTGCCGAAGAAGACGGCAGTAACCCAATTCACTAAGGAGTAATTATGAACACAAATGCAATCAAACTTAAAGCAGACGTAATGTGGGCTTTCTTGAACAAGCAAAACGAAATGTCACAGCGTTATCAGGTTGATCTGTGTAACCTTTCCGACAAGGCTGTTCAAGCGTTGGAGCAGGCAGGTATTGAGGTTAAAAACAAAGACGGTAAGGGCTACTACATTACCTGCAAGAGTAAGCGTCCTATGGCTGCTTATGACGATGGTGGCACACCTCTGGAAGGCGACATCCTCGGTAACGGTTCTAAGGCAGCAGCAATTGTCGAGCCGTACTCTTGGAGTTGGAAGGGTAAGCAAGGTGTTAGCCCATCACTACGGCGCTTGGTAATCACTGAGTTGGTTCCATACACAGGCGGTGGTGCTGTTGCCCTCGCTGACGACGACCTGCTGTAATGATTGCCCTACTTGATGCAGATATTCTTTGCTATCGAGTAGGGTTTGCTACTGATGATGAGCATGAGAACACCGCTATCGAAACAATGGCGGTGTTTCTTGAAGACTTGTTAATGTTTGATCTGGTGGACACTGATGAACATGAGTTGTTCCTGACAGGCAAAACAAACTTTCGCAATGACATCGCAGTAACAGCACCTTACAAAGGTAACAGGAAGGATGTTAAGAAGCCGAAACACCTACCTCTCCTACGGGAATATTTACAAACGGCATGGGGCGCTAGTGTTAGCGAAGGACAGGAAGCAGACGATGACATTTCAATACGAGCAACAGAGCTTGGCGACAAAGCCATCATTGTTTCAATTGATAAAGACTTTATGCAGGTTCCAGCATGGCACTACAATTTCGTAAAGAAGGAAAAGAAGTATGTGACCCCAGAGGAGGGATTGCGTTTCTTTTACAGGCAGATTCTTATGGGCGATTCGGCAGACAACATCAAAGGAGTTCCCCGTGTTGGTGCAGTGAGATCGGAGAAAATGCTTGCGCCTTTCCAAACGGAGAAAGAGTTCTATGCGTGTTGTGTGGAGGCTCTGGGAAAAGAACGTGTACTGGAAAACGGCAGGCTTCTATGGTTACGCAGGAAGCCCAACGAACTATGGGAACCACCGAATGAAGAAGTTTAAATTGGCAGGTTGCACATGGGAAGTGATTGAATCAGATATGCCTGATCTAGGTGCATCCAATCCTGACTTGTGCAAGATTTTAATTAACAAGAAGCTAACGGGGCAAGATCGTGCAGTCACTTTCTACCATGAGTTAGTCCATGCGATCCTGTTTACGATGGGTGAGCGTGACCATGATGAGCGATTCGTAGAAGGGTTTGCTCAGTTGTTATACCAGTATGAGCAACAGAAAGTATAACGATGGTGAATGGACAGAGGCTAGGTTTAGGGCTTTCATAATCTCAGCGTTACGTGCTTACATGAAGCGTTTCCCGCCTAAGTGGAAAGCTCTGAAAGACGCAGCGATTGGTAAGAAGGTTAACAAACGAAGTGGTAGGTTAGCAGAGCATTATCTGTGTGCCAGTTGTGGGGAATTCTTTATTGCGAGGGACGTACAAGTGGATCATATTGAACCCGTTGTAGACCCCGCCACGGGATTTGAAGACTGGTGGACATATATGAACAGGCTCTACTGTGAAGCAGATAACCTACAAGTTCTTTGTAAACCGTGTCACAAGGTTAAGACAGCAGAAGAACGTAAAGAGAGGAAAAAGAAATGAACGTGAAGTTAGTGTGGGTTACCCCCGATGCAGAGGAAAAGGTAGCATACATGGCTCGTGTTTCAAACCCCGACAATCAGGATAACAAGGAGACAGCACCTAAGCTACTTCGTTACCTGATGCGGAATAAACACTGGTCACCATTTGAGATGGTTAACGTCTGTATGGAGATTGAATGCACACGAGACATTGCGCGGCAGATTCTACGCCACCGCTCGTTTAGCTTTCAAGAGTTCAGCCAGCGTTATGCGGAGTCACTTGGTTTTGAGTATGGCGAGGTTAGGATGCAGGATGAGAAGAATCGTCAGAACAGCCTACCTACCCAAGACCGCGAGCTACAACGATGGTGGGATGAGCAACAGGCAGTAGTAGCTGCTCAGGCTCGTTACTCCTACGGTGCTGCCCTTAACCAAGGCATCGCCAAAGAGGTGGCGCGAAAGTTGTTGCCGGAAGGTTTAACGATGAGTCGGATGTATATGAATGGGACACTGCGAAGCTGGATGCACTATGTAGACATTCGCTGTGATGAAGCAACACAGAAGGAACACCGAGAGGTAGCCGACAAATGTAAGGCAATCTTGACTGAACAGTTCCCAAGTTTATATGGAGGTTAACATGGAAGAAAAACAGTATTACCACTTTAAGAAGAGTAGTTCACGACCTAGCGTTGCTACGACAACAGAACACTTCTTTGTTTGTCCAGAAGACGCTATGTGGCATGATGTTATGCGACAGTTTGCTGCTTTCCTAGATACTTGTGGTTATGTTGGTGTTTACGAAAATGTAGACCTGATGCTGGAAGACTACTGGGATCAGAAGTCATCTCGAAAGGCTTTTGAAGAATGAAGATTTTAGTTATTCCTGACTGCCAAGTGAAGCCGGGAGTAGCTACTGACCACCTAACATGGGCAGGGAAGGCTATCTGTGATTACCGACCGGACGTTGTTATCAACATCGGCGACTTTGCGGATATGCCATCCTTGTCAACACATGATAAGGCTGGTAGTAAATACTTTGAAGGTAAGCGGTACAAAGATGATGTTGCCGCTGTCCAGATTGGTATGAAGAAGCTACTCAAACCACTGCGTGACCTACAAGCGACACAGAAGGCTACCAAGCATAAGGTGTACAAGCCGCGTATGATTTTAACAATGGGTAACCATGAGAACCGCATCAACCGTGCAGTGGCTAACACGCCTATGCTTGACGGTGTGATTTCGACTGATGACCTAAACTATAAAAAAGATTGGGAAGTATATGAGTTTCTTAAACCTGTTTTTATCAATGGTGTTGGTTTCTGCCACTACTGGCCTGTTGGTGCTATGGGGCGACCAGCTTCTTCTGCTAGTGTTCTTGTTAATAAGCTCCACATGTCTTGTGTTGCAGGCCATCAACAAGGTAAACAAGTCGCTTACGGTAAAAGAGCAGACGGGACAGCAATCTGCGGAATAATCGCAGGCAGCTTCTACCTACACGATGAGGACTACATGGATCAACTTAGCAACACACATTGGCGAGGGTTGGTCATGTTAAACGAAGTGAAGGACGGGGCTTTCGACGAGATGTTTCTTTCAATGAACTACTTACAAAAGAAATATGCTGACGTTGCCTGACATTTGTGATAAACTAAAACGTCTGGATGAGGTAACAGTCTTGGAGTTGTTAGAGATTAACAGCGAAGAGATTGTTGCCAGATTTCAGGATAAGATTGAAGACATGGCTGATTATTTAGAGGAACTACTTGATGACAATTAAAATCAACTTGGAGCGTGACAAGCTGTTTGATGCCTTGGGTATCCAGCGACTGCGCGAAAGTTACATGATGGAGCATGAGGTTAGCCCACAGGAGAGATTTGCGTATGTATCGGAAGCTTTTAGCAGTAACCCTCAACACGCTCAAAGACTTTATGAGTATAGCAGTCAGCATTGGCTTAGTTATAGCACTCCTATTCTTTCTTTTGGTCGTAGTAAGCGTGGACTTCCTATTAGCTGCTTTCTTAACTATATGGAAGACAGCGCCGAGGGTCTGGTGGATAATCTGTCGGAAACCAATTGGCTCTCTATGCTTGGTGGTGGTGTCGGTGTCCATCTTGGCATTAGGAATAGTGATGACAAATCAACTGGTGTTATGCCTCACCTCAAAATGTACGATGCTTCCTCCTTGGCATACCGTCAGGGACGTACACGCCGTGGGTCTTACGCTGCTTTTTTGGACATCTCTCATCCTGACATTATCCAGTTTTTGGAAATGCGTAAGCCGACAGGTGACCAAAACTTGCGTACTCTTAACCTTAATCATGGGGTTAACATCACTGATGAGTTTATGGAGCTTATCGAACGGTGCATGAAGGATGGTGACGCCAATGACGATTGGGAGTTGAAGAACCCTGCCAATGGCGAGGTTGTGGAGGTGGTTAGTGCTAAGGCGTTGTGGCAGAAAATCTTGGACTTGCGTATGCAGACGGGTGAGCCGTACTTGATTTTCATTGATACAGCTAACCGTGCGTTGCCATCTTGGTTGGACGACAAGGGATTACAGATCAACGGGTCAAACCTATGCACTGAAATCTTCCTGCCAACCAGTGCCGACCGAACAGCAGTTTGTTGTTTGTCGAGTGTGAACTTGGAGTACTACGATGATTGGAAAGATAACAAGCAGTTTATTCCTGACATTATGGAAATGCTGGACAACGTTATTGACTACTTCATCACTAATGCTCCTGACCATATTCGCAGGGCTGTTCGTTCTGCTACCGCTGAAAGGTCTGTTGGACTTGGTTCGTTAGGTTTCCATGCCTACTTGCAGAAGAACAACATGCCGATTGACGGGGTGATGTCGAAGATAACAAACAAGGAAATCTTTTCACATATTCAAAAGGAATGTTTACGTGCAGACAATATACTCTTTAACAAAAGAGGTGCTTGTCCGGATGCGGCTTGGTCTGGTATCGACAGGCGCTTTAGTCATCATATGGCTATTGCTCCCAATGCTAGTTCCAGTCTTATTATGGGTAACACTTCGCCATCCATCGAGCCGTATCGAGCAAATGTTTTTAGGCAGGATACTCTAAGTGGTGCGTTTGTCTACCGTAATAGATTTTTGTCTAAACGTCTTGCTGATCTTGGTATGGACGATGACGACACTTGGGCTTCTATTATTGCCAACGATGGTAGCGTTCAGCATCTGGACGTTCCCGATGACGTAAAGGAAGTGTTTAAAACAGCGATGGAGATCGACCAGCGATGGTTGGTTGAACTAGCAGCAGATCGACAACAGTTTATCGACCAAGGACAGAGTGTTAACCTATTCTTCCGACCCGATACGACAATTGCCTATCTACACGCAGTTCACTTCATGGCGTGGAAGATGGGTCTGAAAAGCCTGTACTACCTGCGTAGCGATAAGGTTCGTAAAGCAGACAAGGTAGGCGCTCAGATCGAACGACAGCGCATTGAAGAGACTATCGACATGACCGCTATTGCCAATGGGGAAACCTGTTTGGCATGTGAGGGTTAAACTGCCATATTAACGGGGAAATATCTAGGCA